GTAGAAAAATAATAAAAAGTATTCATTCGGGACAGAATGTGTAGTATAATTGAGTGTACAAAAGCTTAATTAAGATTATTTCAAATAGACCTTAAAATTTGCCCGTCAATGTTTTGACTTACAACACCGAATATTGTATACTATTATTTGTCGCTAATAATGGAATGTGATACACGGGCGCATAGCTCAGTTGGGAGAGCACCTGCCTTACAAGCAGGGGGTCACTGGTTCGAGCCCAGTTGTGCCCACCAAAACAATAATTGCAAGGGTTTGGGTGATTACCAAATAAAGTAGTCACCCCACCACCCTACTTTATGCAGATAAAACCACTTTTTTTGTATCAGCAAATTTTACAAAGGAGTGGTTTTTTAATGTTACTAAAGTTTAGTATCAAAGATTTTATTGAGGACAGAGAATTTAATAATCTATCCCCTAAAACTATCAGTAGTTACAATGCTACATTACAGGAGTTTCAGAATTATGTTTCTGAAAAAGTGGTTGATGTGGCAGATGTAACCCCTTCACACATTAAATCTTATTTACTCTATTGTAAAAAAGATAGAGGTAACAACCCTACATCTATTAACCACAAACTACATAATCTAAAGATATTCTTTAATTACCTGGAAGATATTGAGGTAATCAATTCAAAGAATAATCCAACTAAAAAAATCCCTTATGTCAAGGAAGATATTAAAATTGAAACATTTACTGATTATCAGATCAAACAGATGCTTGATTATTATAGGAGATTAAAACACAGGGATAAGGGGTTTTATGCTTATCGGGATTATTCAATGATTATTTTCCTTTTAGGTACTGGTTGTAGATTAGGGGAATTAATTAACCTCCGTTGGAAGGATATTGATTTTCTTAACTACTCTATCACCTTTTACGGTAAAAAGAGAGAATATTCTTCAATCCCTATGACAGAGAAACTAAAAAAAGAAATGTGCGAATATAAGGTATTTTGTGAACAAACCTTTGATAAATTATCTGATTATGTGTTTACCAACCAATACAATAAACAACTAACAGACAATGCAGTTAAATGTATTTTTAAGAGGTTGAAAGGTATAATGAATTTTAAAGATGTCCGGCTATCCTGCCATACATTCAGACATACCTTCGCAGTAAATATGATTAAAAATAATTGTGATATATTCACCCTTCAAAAGATGTTGCGACATAGTGACTTATCCATGAGTAAAAGGTATATAAACTTATTTGGTACTGCCCTAAAGGAACAGAATGACAAATATAATCCGTTAAATGGTATAGAAGTATGAAAATATATAAAATCGTTGATATAACTAAAAAGAAAAAACAAATAGTATATAGTTGTGCAGATTTAGATTTTACCTATGAGAAGTTTGATAAGTTGTTTGCTAATATGAAAAAAGGGCAGTTGGTTGTTTATGAAAATGATATACCCATTTATACTAAATGGAAAGATAAAAATAGATTATACCCCTCTTGATTGTTGAGGGGTTTTTCTTTTAGAAATAAAGAAAATGTCACGAAATAGAAAATCCCTTTAATCCTACAATAATCATGGATTGAGGGGATTCTTGTGTTTATTTATCAGTATAGGTATGAGTTGTGAGAAAAAATTAAGAAAAGAAAGAGATGTTAAGAAAATAGAAAATCCACCAAACCTTTGATGTATGTGGGTTAATCTATATTTTACACCTTATTTATCAGTATAGGATAGATTGTAATATAGAAATATTGCCATCAATGCGCTAGAGAAATAAAAAGAGTACAAGACAAAATAGCAGATAAAAAATATAAAAATATGATAAAAGTAGGAAAATAGAAAATCCACCTCAAACGTAGCAACATCAAGGGTTTACAAAATTTGTAATTATATGAAGTTTGTTTTATGCAATTGCTACAACCTTTGATATATAAGGGTTTGCGGTACATTTGTAATTATTTGGAAGGATAGTCACTAAGGGAACATCTCCCCCACCAATAACCGCCAAAAATATTGTAATTCTTGTTAGAAAATACATAGATTAGAGCAACAACGTGAATGGGATAGAACAAAAAGAATAAGAAAATCCGACATTTAGAAAAACCACCAATCCCTTGATACATATGGGCTGACTCCTATTCTACCCTTTATTTATCAGTATGGAAAAGGTTGTGAGAAAATTAAGAAAAGAAAGAAATGTTAAGAAAATAGAAAATCCGCCTTAAATGTAGCAATATCAAGGATTATAAAAACCTTTAAAACTTTCTTTATTATAAATATAGAGAAAAAACCCTAGATACATAAAGGTTACAGTACATATGGTAATAAATGTCAGAATGGTCACTAAGGGGAATATATTAATAACCGCCAAAAATATTGTAATTCTTGTTGGAAAGAAAGAGAACGTGAATTGTGGAAAGATGCGTCTCAAAAATATAGAGATAAAATGAAATCGTCATAGTTTAGAAAATCCACCTCAAACGTAGTAATATCAATAGGTTGAATAAACTATTAAAATTTTCTTTATTATGGATATAGAGAAAAACCCTTGTATATCAATGTTTACAAGATTATGGTAATATATGTAAGGATAGTCGCTAAGGGAAATATCTTCCCCACCAATAACAAAATGAAATATTGCCAACAATGTGCCAGAGAAATAAATATTCAGAAAACAATAGCAAATCGTCAAAAAAGACAAAATTGTTTGAAATAGAAAATCCACCTCAAACGTAGCAATATCAAGGGTTTAAGGGGTGTATTTTTAAAAAGCAGAATCTAATAAATAATACCTTTAAACCTAGTATTATCAATGGTTTTGCTATAGTTTTTACAAAAAGTATTTTAAGGAATATTGCCAACAATGTGCTAGAGAAATATTACAAGAACAGAAAAATAAATGGAAACGTGAAAATTGGAATAAAGGAAGAAAAATAGAAAACCCACCTCAAATGTAGCAATGTCAAGGGTTTAGGGGGTATATTTTCAAAAAGCGGAATCTCAAAAATATTGTGCTGTAACCTAGCGATATCAAGGGTTTGCTATGGTTTTTACAAAAAGTATTTTAAGGGAACATAATATAATGTATATTTATACTAAATATTCACCATAAAATCAGGTGAAAATAAAATACTAGAAAATAGAAAACACCCTTCAACCTCAATAATGTCAATATGTTGAGGGTACTTTTTTCAAAAAGCGGAATCACTAAAAATATCACCTTTAAACATAGGTATATCAAGGGTTATACATTGATTATGCAGGAAAGTATTTAAAGGAGAGTGTATGTATATATACACACCCCTACTAATAACCGCCAAAAATATTGTAATTCTTGTTGGAAAGAAAGAGAACGTGAATTGTGGAAAGATGCGTCTCAAAAATATAGAGATAAAATGAAATCGTCATAGTTTAGAAAATCCGCCTCAAACGTAGCAATATCAAGGGTTTAAGGGGCGTATTTCCAAAAAGCAGAATCTAATAAATAATACCTTTAAACCTAGTATTATCAATGGTTTAGAGGTATTTTTTATAAAAAGTATTTAAAGGAAAGGATGGTGTGAATATGCCTTGTGATGAAAGAAAAATTGAACAGTATGAGAAGGATTACAAAATTGTAATGGATGCAATAGAAAACATCCGCAAAAACCAACAAATAATGATAGACATATTAGATAAATAAGGAAGGCGGTGGAATAATGGATAAGGTAAAATTAGTGTTCGCTGCCATAGGTGGTTTTATTGGTTATTATATAGGTGGCGTTGACAAATTAATAACTGCACTAATAATATTCGTGATACTAGATTATCTTACAGGTGTAGTATCTGCATGGTTTACTAAAACCCTAAATAGTGAAGTAGGATTTAAGGGTATAGTCAAAAAAGTTATGCTATTTGTTTTAGTAGCCGTAGCGGTACAGGTTGATTTAGTATTTAACACCAATAATGTATTAAGGTCAGCAGTAGTATTTTTCCTATTAGCCAATGAAGGTATATCAATATTAGAAAATATAAACAAAATGGATATTGGAATACCGCCTATAATGAAAAAAGCATTGGAAACCATGAAGGATGATAAAGGAGGAGATTTTTAATTGGCAGATTTTACACAAGCACAAGTAGACGAAATGATTAAGAAGGAAAAAGAAAAATGGATAAAGGAAGAATTAAAACCACTTCAGAAAAAAGAAAAGGAATATAAGACAACTATTGATGAATTAAAGAAATACAAACCAAAGGAATTAACTAAAGAGGAAAAAGCATTACAGGAGAAGGAATTAGAACTATTCAACAAAGAGAAAAATTTGATACTAAAGGAAAACGGACTTGCCGAATTTGGTGAGTTTTTTAATGTCCAGAAGATTGATGAATTGGATGAGAAAATAAAACAGTTTAATAATATACTCAAAGAAAAGAAAATTGATAATAGTTACAAACCAGATGATAAACACAAAAACACTGATAAGTATAGTCAATTTGAGAAAAACAAAGATACCGTAGGAATGATTAGCACTAAATTATCAAAAATATTTAAATAGGAGGAATGAAAATGTTTACAAGTAGTAATTTTACAGACAGTGAAAAAATATCCCTGTCAAAAGAGATAGCACTTATAGGAGTAAAAGCAACACCCCTTACTAGTATGCTTATGGCTAAAGGTAATATAGAAAAGGCATTATCCACCGTTTATTCATGGAGGGAAAAAACTCTTGATAGTACAGCAGATATTTCAGCAGTAGAAGGTGCTGAAACCACTACTTTTTATGAGAGTGCAAGAGCAGAACTCTCTAATATACTTGAAATATTCAAGAAGGGTGCTAGTGTTTCGGGTACTGCATTGGCTATGGGTGCTAACCAGTTAGCCGAAGAAGTAAATGACCGACTTCTTGAACTCAAAATTAACATAGAAAACAAACTTATAAATGGTGAAAAGAATGATGGTAGTTTAACTCCATTTATACGTCATATGGGCGGTTTAATAGAATGGGCAGATAGTGACAATGCTGTGCCTGTAACTGGTACTATTGCAGAAGATGACGTTAAAACGATAATGAAGAATCTTTGGAATCAAAACCTTGCAGAAGGCGAATATTATGCACTTATAAATGCCGATTTAAAAGAACAAGTAGATGATATATACAAAGAAAGATATGGATATACCCATAAAACTAATGATTTTGGTTTAGTGGTAAATTCTATAGATACAAACTATGGTACTCTTAATTTTGTACTGTCCAAACATGTACCAGATGATAAAATTGTTGTATTTAATGATGCGTATGTTGATTTAGTATATTTGAGAGAACCTCATTTTGAGCCACTAGCAAAAACTGGTGATAGCGTAAAAGGTCAGGTTGTAGCAGAAGCCACTTTGAAGGTTGGTAGTGATAAAGCAGTAGCAGTATTAACTGTAACCGAGGGATAATAGTAAAATAATTCAGAGTGGGGTATTAATTTACCCCACTTTATTTATTTTTTGATAAAATTCATGGAGGTGAAAATGTGAAAGGATTTGTTTAACGCTTTCCTTTTACCCATGAATAAAAGGAGAGCAAGATTAGAAGGTAATTATTGGTTTAATGTGATATAGGGAATTAGGAAGGTAGTGAAATAATTCTTTCACTACTGATTATGAAAAAAGATATAAAAGATAAATTTCCTAAATGGTGTAATTCTAATGAACAATTTGATTTATGCCTTACTAATGATATAGATAGTTTATTAAGTTGTGCAATTCTAAAAGAAATCAAAGGGTATGAAATCAATTATTTTTATGATTTTTCTAACTTATACCGGATTAAAAAAACACAAAATCCTGCTATTGGTATAGATATGGCTTTAACCAAAGGAAAATGTTGGGATAATCATGTAACCCTATTATCTAATAATAAAAGTGCCAATATAAACAGTATTCTAGGTATAAACCGGAATAACTATTGTAAAAAATATGCTATGTCAACTTTACTTACAATTATGAGTTATTACAATATACCTTTACCCCCTACCATTGAGGGGCAAATGATATTACTGGCCATTGATAGTAGTTATTTAGGGCATTATAATAATTATTTTAAACCTATACATAATAAGTTTTTACGGACGTTGGAGTATGATGAACTGATTGAAATTTTAGATCACCATACCAAAGATGATTTTATAGAAGTAATCAAGAGATATAACCTAGATAAACCAATACAAATTAAAAAAAACAAACTGATTACCAAAATTAACCTTCCAGAATTGGAGGGTTTTTTTAATGTCCATTTATCTTTACCTAATGATGAATTTACCAAAATCCAAAATTATAAATATTGCAGTATTAATCTAAAAGAAAACAAATTTAAAGATACCGAAAATATATTTTCTTTGGCTTTAACTTATAAAAACAAAATTGTATTGTCAAAAGGTAAAAATGTGTGTTTATTTTAATTAAAATACGAATTTTAAAAGGACTTATTTTAACTTTCATAGTGTAGGACTAAAACCAATTTAAAATCGTTCCTAGGTTGATTTATAAGGAGATTCTTAATTTCATTAAATCTATGTAACCCTTATGGCTCTAGTGCTAAAGGGTAATATTTTAAAATTAGAATAAAACGCCTTTTTTTGAGGTCACAGACCCCCAAAACAGGTAAAAATATTGATTATTTGATGGAGGTTAGAAAATGAGACAAATTAAAAAAAATGAATACTATATTTACAATTTAGAACAGGCAAATTGGATGTTGAAACAAGGTTGTTTGCCAGAAGAAGTTGGAAAAGGAATGAAGGGAGATATATATTTGAAATTTCCCCGAATCCCCGAAATAGAAGAAGTAGTTGATATATGGAGATTACACAAAAGAACAGACAAAACAAATAGAGAATAAAAAAGGAGTTTGATGTGATGAAGAATAAAATTATTGATAAGATTTATGATTTATACGTCATAAATACCAATAAATATTTAATTCAGCAACAAGGTGGAAATTACATAACAATAATATATAAAAAAAAAAGTGGCGGTAGGGTAAAACCCCTACTGCCCTTTATTATTAATAGACATTTAGAGCAGAAACATACAATAGGCGTTTTTTCGGGAGAATACTATTCTAAATTTATATGTTTTGATGTTGACTTTAAAGATAAAGAAATGGCTAAATGGATAACTTATAAACTTACCGACACATTAAACAAAATGGGCATTATTAATTACTATATTAGTAATTCGGGTGGTAAAGGTTATCATGTAGAAATATTTATTGATGATTTAATTCCCGTAACTACTGCACAAAGGTTTTTTAATCTAGTAATTAATAAAGCAGAAGTATTTGGTTATAATGGAGAAGTTGAATTTAGACCCACCAACAAACAAGGGGTAAAATTACCTTTAGGGATTAATCAGAAGTATTTTAGAATAGGTGGGTATTGTAGTTTCTGTAATATAGAAGATGGATTAAAAGAAAAAACTGAAAAAGAAAATTATGAATATTTCCTAAATATAAGAAAAATCAAAAGAGAAGTCATTAATAATATTCTAAATATTGAAGAAGATTCATTGGAACATAAGAATCTAAAGAAAAAAATCCAAGAAACTGAAGAAGTAATTACCGAACATAATGAATTACCAATTTATAACCCAACAGAAGAATATAGTTTGGATAAAATAAATGATATATATGTAAATGGACTAAAAAGACAAGGTACTAGAAATAATGCTTGTTTTAATATAGCCAAATTCCTCAAATATCATGGTTGTAATAAAGAGGAAACAGAAAAATATTTAATAGATTGGATGAAAGAACAAGATAAAAGGTATTATACAACACCTTTAAATGAAGCGTTGGAAGATATTAAGGGAATTGTAAAAAGAGTATATAAGAATGATATTCCAATAATACCAAAGAAAAAAGAAGTAGAAGTTAGTTTTAATGAAATCAATGAAATTATAATAAAATGTCCAAAGAAAAACCAGAAATTACTTTTATATTCAATGCTAATACATAGTAAGAGGTTTGCCACTAAAAGTGGTATTTTTTATATGACTTATAAACAAATGAGTGAAGCAACTGGACTAGTAAGGAAATCATTAATTAGATTGATTAACAAATTAGAAAAACTAGGAGTAATTGAAGTGGTAGAACGAAACCGTAATAATTATGAATTTAATAGAGAATTAAATATACCAGTGAGTAAACCTAACAAGTATAAAATACTCTTAGATGTTGAAGGTGCAGGAGAAGTAAAACATATTAATTATAATAATATTAATACAGTAGATGATTTTAAAGATTGTTTGGGAAAATATTATACTAAATCAGAAATCAAGAAGTTATTATCCCGTAGAGAGTATGAATATTTTTCATGATTAAAAATATGATTGGAGGAATATGATAGATGATTACCATTGAAAAGGCATTGGATAAAATTCCGTTTTATAAAGCCGAGTATTTTAAGTGGAAGTTTAATATAAATTTTACTGCTGATAGGTCTACTATAACCGAAGAAGAATTTTTAAAGAGAGTTAACAGGACTAATATTAAAGTATTTGAGAGATGGGAAAGAACAGAAGAATATAGGGCTTTAGTTGATATTTATTTACATAGCAGAAGCGCCAATGATTTATTAGATGTTTATGAAGTAGTAATTGCAAAGGCAAAAGAAGGTGACAGCAAAAGTATTGAGCAGATGTTAAAACTACAAAAGGAAATTAAGGATAACGCTAAATATGCAGATAAGAATATAAACAAAATTATCCAAAACAGTAAACAGAAAAAATCAAACAGAAAATATGATGAAGAAGATGATGACGGATTAATCATATAATACCCTACCCTATCAGGGGTATTTTTGATGGATGGGAGGTTTGAAAGTGCCGAAACTAACCAAAGAACAGAAACTTGAAAGGATTAAGGCAGATTTTCAATTATGGTGTTTGAACTTTATTAAAATTATAGATAATTCGGGTGAATTAATACCTTTTAAATTCAATAAACAGCAGGAATATTTATATAATAACATGGACAAATACAATATAATCCTAAAGAGCAGACAGTTAGGATTTACCACTTTTAGCATTGCCTATTGCCTTTATGTGGCTTGTAACCAACCTAATACAACCAGTATGATATTAAGTTATAATAATGAGAGTGTGCAGGAGATATTTGAACGATTAAAAGGTATGTATTTTCATATTCCAGATGAATATAAACCTCAAGAGGTTAGAAATAATAGGATGGAACTAAAATTAAAATTCCCTAGCGGTGAAGTTTCAAGGGTAGTTGTAAAAGTTGCAGGGAGTAAGCCATTAGGCAGAAGTTTTACTTTTGAATATATCCATTGTTCTGAATTAGCGTTCTGGAATGAATATGCCAGTACAAAAGGATTAATGGGACTTGAACAGGCATTAGCAAAGAATCCTAACAGTAAAATAGTAATTGAATCTACAGCAAATGGACTAAACCATTTTTGGGAATTATATAATAACGCTTCTAAAGGAAAATCAAGGTATAAATCATTCTTCTTTAATTTTATAGATAATAAAACCCAATTCAAACATGAATATGATATTGCTGAACAATGGTTTAGGAATATTAATAAAGGTAACAGATTATCTAAAAAAGATTTATTCGGTTGGCATAAGGATTTATATAATTTAGGTGCTAATTTAAGACAAATAATGTGGTATGAATGGAAACGACAGGATATGAGTGAAGATGAAATGTATCAGGAATATCCCGCAACACCGGAACAGGCATTTATATCAACACAGGCAGGCGTATTTGACACACAGAAGATAATTAAGAGGTATAACAACCTTCTACCACCACTAGGTAAAAAAGAACTGGAAAAAGAGTTACCAAGCGTTTTAACCCCCTACTTTAACAGGGGGCTTTTTATTTATAAAAATGTAAAACCAAATGTCAGATGCTATGGTGGAGTTGATACTTCTAGTGGTAGCGGTAAAGATTATTCCGCTATTAGTATTTTTGATGCAGATGGTGAGCAAATATGTAGTTTCTATGATAATAAGATACCCATTTATAAATTTGCCAAGATAATTGATGCCCTGGGTAAGTATTTTAATTATGCCTTTTTAGTTGTGGAAAGGAACTCTTATGGATTACCCCTATTGGAAAGGTTAAGGAATGATTATGGATACCTAAACCTTTATAAACAAAAGGTTTTTAATGAATATGGTAAAAAGAAATTCCAATTAGGATTTTTAACCACCAACACAACTAAATCAATACTTGTTGCGGATTATAAAGAACAATTTGAAACTGGACTTATTAATATTAACTGTAAACAAACCCTTGAAGAAATGCAGATATTTGTTGATATAGACGGTAAGACAGGAAACAAAAGAGGCGAAGGCAGAACGGATGATAATGTAATTGCTACAGGATTAGCCATCCAAGGTATGAAGGTTGGAAAATACTATGTATAGGAGGTTTGAGCATTGGATATTCAAGAGTATATAGCCAAGAAACATGATAATGATACTCATTGGTTTATTGAAGAAGTTAATAAGATCAGTAACCAACAAAGAATACAAAAGATTGTTGATATAAAAGAATACCTTGCAGGAAACCATAGAATACTAAATAAACAAAGTGAAATGTGGAATGGTAAAACATATGAACCTAAAAAGATTGTTCTTCAATATGCTAAAACTACCCTTAATTTTAGTACCAGTTATTTATTGCAACACCCTGTCACCTTAATTGGTGGGGATAATATAGTAAATGAATATAAAAGGGTTTATAAGAGAGGTAAATATAATAAAATTGATTTTGATATAATGAATGATGTTGCTAAATATGGTAATGCCTATGAATATACCTATTTAGATTCTAAAAAGAATATTAAGAGTAAATTAATAGACCCTGCCGATAGTTATCCAGTATTGAATGATGAAGGTAATATGATTGCCTTTATTGAATTTTATATTGTAGATGGGATTAGTTATTATACCGTATATTATCCCGAAAGAGTGGATAAATGGAATGATGAAGGTGGGCAAATACAATTAGTAAATTCCTTTAATTCTTTAAGTGGTTTGCCTATTGTCTATAGGAATGAAAATGAAGTTGATAGTTTCTTTGGCAGAAGTGAATTAGAGGATATTATTACTATATTAGATAATATGGAATCACTATTAAGTAAGAGCGTTGAAGCATTTGATAAATATGTTACTGGTATTCCCGTTGTAACAGGTCAACAACTAAAAGGAGATGGACTACCAAAAGATATTATTGGTGGTGGTATTGTATTAGATGATGGGGCTACCTTTGACTTTAAGAGTAATAAATTTGATAAGAGTGCATTTGATACTCTATTTAAAACTCTTAAACAGGCATTACTAGATGTTAGCCATACGCCAGCAGTTAGTATTAATAGTCAAGATGTTAGTAATCTATCTGAAGTATCTATTAAACTATTATTCTCTTTAGCGGATATTAAGGCAGGACTTAATGAAAAGAATA